GGAAACTGTTCCTGAGCACCTTAAAACTGGTGCCGCTCCAGAGCTTCATCCTGAGTTTGACCCTGACATGCCCCTTCACAAGCAGAGGCACTTAATTCGATAACACATGGACCCGACGATACTTCGGCACGTAAACGATGAGGTGAGAAACTTCAAGACCAAGCCTGTACAGGTGGTTCCTGGTCTGACCTTCAACCAGTACGAAATGGTGAAGCTCATCTTCTACTACTACAACAGTAAGTACACGACTGGTGACGTTGATGATGAGGGGGACCGAAAGTATTTCTATAACATTGTGAAGAACCCCTGCAAGGTGTTCAGTAAGGCGATTGACTTTGATACTAAGAACATTCGTCTCCTTACTGCTGGTGGGGGTGATCCACTCAAGACCTGGTTCATGGAGCGGGATCTCAAATACTGGATGCGGGAGCAACAGTTCGGGAAAGTACTCAATCGTATATTTAGAGAGCTACCGATCTTCGGGAGCGTCGTGTTGAAGATAGTAGACGGTAAACCATACTTCGTTGACCTCCGTAACTTTATTGTTGATCCTTCAGCTGAGACACTGAAGGATGCCAACTTCATTATTGAAAAACACAACCTCACGGTGGGGCAGTTCCGTGCACGTGCGAAAGAAATGGGCTGGTCAGACGGTAAGATGAACCAGGTGATTGCGGAGTTTAGGAAGATGCAGGACACTTCACATATTCGACTCTATGAACGCTACGGAGAGGTAAATGTGGGTGGTGACACTAACCCCCGCTATGAGTACCATAGGACGTTTATTGCTGATGTTGGGATTGACCAACTTGACCAGTACGGACGTATAGAAGTTGAACACAGTGGCGTACAGTTAGAGAGCAAGAAGTGGGATAAGGATCTTCCTTACTGGGAATTTCATGCAGAAAAAATAGCAGGCCGCTGGCTTGGTGTTGGTGTTGTTGAGGCGCTTATTGAACCACAGGTGCGTGAGAATGAACTTGCAAACGTGCAGGCAAAAGCAACCTACTGGATGGGGCTTCAGGTCTTCCAGACACGTGATGGGGCGATTAGTCGTAACCTTCTTACCGATGTACGAAACGGAGAGATCATTAACGTAGATTCAGAAATTACGAAGGTAGATATTTCAGAGCGAAACCTCGCCTACTTTAACCAGGATGGTGAGAAGTGGATGCGGAACCGAGATGAGCTTACCTTCTCATACGATGTGGTGCAGGGGGAACGTCTTCCAGCTGGTACCCCACTAGGTTCTGCACAACTTGCAGTCAACCAAACCCTTTCATACTTTGAAGGTATCCAGGAAGAAGTCGCACTTGTCGTGAAAGAAATGCTCTACAAAGTAGTCATTCCACAATTTGAAAAAGAGAGAACGCTTGAACACACCCTACGCCTTGTCGGGGAAGACCTCAATACCTACATTGGTATGATAAAGAACGAGTACGTCTTCAAGGAGGTCATTCGCATTGCAGTCAACAAGGGGGTTCTTCTTACCGAAGAAGAGGTAGACGCAATTGGCATTGGTGTCGAGGAAGCTATCATGTCAGAGGGTGAGAAGCTTATTGAGGTACCGGTTGGTTTCTACAAGGATGTGAAGTACGATGTTGACATTGACATTACCGGAGAGAGCATGGATACACGGGTACGAAGCGCAACACTCTTCGCAATCCTCCAAGCTATCACCACAGATCCTTCAATGACCACTGACCCAGTAAAGCGAAAGATCCTCCTCACCCTAGGTGAAGATGGCGGAGTGAACATGAATGATATACTCGGTGTACCACCTACACGACCAGAAGATGTCGTACCACCAGAAATGCAGGGTAACGGGGGTGCTGGTGGGGGTGTGAGCGCACCCGCAATTGCTAGTCCGATCCAAGGTCAAATGACCCAGACGGTATGAACCAAGAAGACAAACAAAAGCTCCTAGCAGAACTAGCTAAGAGGGCACATGGGGAGGCACTCCGTGAGCATATTCGTAATACCATGGCTGAGATAGGTGATGTCACCAACTGTGAATCGTGGGAAGATACCATAGGACGTAAGCACTCCAAACTCTTTTTAGAAAAAGCCTTCTCCTTTTTAGATAAAAAAGAAACCGACAAAAAGCAACGAACCCAGTACACGTAAAACTGCGTGCTATAATTTTTCTGTTATCCAGCTTGCGAGTAAGCATATCCTCGCGAGGTAATCCAAGCCATAACTATGGAACCAGAAGAACAGGTTGTCGAGCCACAAGTCGAACAGGAGGAACCTGCTGAGCAGGAACACGTTGAAGAAGAAGCCACCAAAGACGATAACAAGGAGGCGGAAGCTCGACGTCAAATTACCGCCAGGGCGAAAGCCGCAGAAGAAAAGGCGCGTAAATTGGAAGCTGAGCTCCAAAAGCTCCAGCAAAACTATGGCAAAGATGCTATAGACGAGAAGCGGGCGAGTCTAAGTGTTGACGATTATATCGACATCACCAACTCCCTTCAGGGGCTCGATCCAGTAGAACAGGCGTACCTAGCAAGGCAAGCCAAAGCTACCGGAGAAAATCTGAAGGACATACGGGGAGGAGAAGACTTCCAGAACTGGCAGGCCGGTTACAAGGCTAAGCAAGAGAAGGAGGCCGCACTCAAACCCAATGCCACACAGGAGGTTGAAGATGAGCCGAAGTCTCTCACAGACGCTCTCAAAGGTGCGAGCCTTGAAGAAAAGGAGCGTATCCTTGCAGAAGCGGGACTTTGGAAGACTCCACGGCCCAAAACCGACCGACGTGATATTGGCAACAAAATATCAACAGGTTAATTAATTACAAATGACTCAAGTTATCACTAACGACGTCAGTGCTATCCAGCCAGAACTGTGGAGTTCTATGGTTCAGGTGCCATTGTACAAGTCGCTTGTAGCTCTTGAGGTTGCGAACACTCGTCTCTCTGAGACAGTTAAGTACGCGGACACCATCCACGTACCACGATTCGGTGACCTTTCAGCTCAGACTTATACTCCAGGTACCACGATCACAGCTACAGCTCAGGACTGGGCATACGACACTCTCGTTGTTTCAGCTTACAAGCACGTAACATTCTATGTTGATGATCCTCGCTCACTCACCGTGAACGTAGATCAGGCACGCGAACTTGCTACGGAAGCAGCTTACCAGCTCGGAGATGTCATCGACCAGCATGTTTTTGCAAACATCACTGGTGCAGATGGCTTCGTTCCAGCTGACGATGCTGACATCCTTGCAGGTGGTACGAATGCAAAACCAGTATCAGCAGGTACAGCAAACATCATCCAGATCTTTGCAGGTGCTCGCAAGGTTCTCCGAAACCGAAACGTTGAGGAGACAGGAGACTGGGTAGCAGTCGTGACTCCAAAGATCGCGTCTGACATCGAGATCAAGGCTGCAAACGTTGGATTCAACGTTGCAGACGCAACTCTTCGAAATGGTTACGCTGGAGACTTCATGGGCTTCCAGGTCTATGTCTCTAACAACCTTCCAAGCGGAAAGATGACCGCAATTGCTCCAGGTGCAGGTGGTGTAACAGCTACAAGCCTCTCAGCAACAACCGGTAAGTCAATCTACTTCGGTAAGAAGAACACAATTGATGTAGTAATGCTCGCGCAACCAGCGCTCGAAATTCGAAAGAAGGACGACATGATTGGTGCGAACTTCATTACATGGACTGTATACGGCTCAAGCGTGTTCACCAAGAACCGCTCACGTGGAATTAACATGCCAATCGGCGCAGGTTACTTCTAAAGCTAAGTTGTTCTTGCCCCCATTCTCCTTTTTGGTGGGGGCAAGACAAAAAGGAAGCAACTAACTTAAATACATTATGGAAAATCTAGTACGCTGGTACTATAGAAAGAAGGCCAAGTGGTCCCTTCTTTTGAAGTATCGTTATATGGTAGAGGTACACACCCTACTCGAAGAACACCAGACGGAAAAGATCCTCCAAGGAGGTTCTGAAAAAGCTATCGCTAAAGGTCGCCAATACTTAGCAGAAAAACAAGCTGAGATACGAGAGACACAGGCGCTTGTTGATTTCCTCAAAAACGTAAAATGAACGTCATGTTCCTTATGGATTCCCCGATGGCATATATGTCGGGAATCTGGCAGCATAGAACAGAAACTCCGTGTACTGCGCTTGGAAAGCGTGGTCATGGCGTCAAACAAGTAGCAATTGGTAACGAGTTCCCAGAGGAACTTATGAGGTGGCCAGACACGGTTGTCTTTGGTCGCGCCTACCCTTCACAGTATGATCCCATTAAGATCATGCGTGACTTCAAGAAGCAGGGGACGCGGGTTATCTATGACATGGATGATGACTTCTGGTCAGTTGATAAAGACAACCCATCGGTTCTTGTCTCAAACGCACACAAAGACCAATACGAAGGAATGATCCGAGAAGCAGATGCAGTTATCTCGCCAAGTCCTGTTCTTCTCAAGAAGTTCAAGAAGCACTTTAAGAAGCCGACATTCCTGTGTCCTAACGGTATCGACTACGATCACTACCGAGAGCGACCTCACGGACACGAGGGTACCTTGGTTGTGGGGTACATGGGAGCAGCTTCACACTGGAAAGACCTTCAGTTAATTGCGCCAGTGATTGCAGAACTCCAACAGAAATACGACTTCCTCTTCACCATTTACGGACTTACCGGTGAACCACTAGAAGCCGCTATCTACACGTACAACAAGATCCTTCACAGTAACTTCCAGCCTGAAAAGCGTGCGTATCACCAGGCAGCACTTGACTTCTACAATAAGCTAGAGGGCACACGTATGTGGCACATTCCATTTATGCCACCTGAACTTCACCCTATGACGCTTCAGAAGGCAGACTTCGACATTGGACTTGCTCCACTACTTGACTCTGAATTTAACCGAGGAAAGTCAAACATTAAGTTCTACGAGTATGCAGCGGTAGGTACGGTGACACTTGCCTCAGATGTACTCCCGTACAACTCAGAGGTAAAGTACACCGCGAAGAACACCCACAAAGACTGGGTAAAGAAACTAGAGGCACTTCTCACCAATGAGAAACTACGAGAGAAGGTACTCAATGAACAGAAGGACTGGGTACGAAAGCACCGTAGTGTTGATGCTATTGGTATTGATTGGGAACTAGCTTGTCAACAGCCAGGTGGTCTAAAAGTAAAGAATCAGGAACGATGAAAGTCTTAGCGTTCGACTTCAATAATATCCTTGAGGATGTAATGAAGGAGTTAGAAGCACGCGGACACACTCTCCTTACCCACCGTGAACAGTGGAAAGAAGCGGATGTAATTGTAGTGTGGCATGAGACAGAGTTGGGGGAGGCAAAGAACTGGATACGGGAGGTACAGGAAGCTGGTAAGCGTGTTGTTCTCATGCAACATGGAAGACGGGGGACCTCTCGTATCTTCCCTCCCTTTAATGAGAAACTAGAGAGCGATCAACTCTGTGTGTGGGGAGAGAATGATGTAAAGCGCATGACCTCGTGTGGTGTTCCACGTGAAAAGATTTACGTTACTGGAACACCTGTCTTGAGGCGTGTTAGACCACGTATACCCCACGAGGGGATTAACGTGGTCTACTCTCCAGAACACTGGGCAGAAGATGTAGCTGAAAACATTATAGTTGCAAGTGCACTCCGTAAAGTAAAGGGCATTAATGTCATTACGAAGATACTAAGCGGGGAACACAATCCAGCTGAATACGACAATCCAGTGGGATCGAGTAGGCAACACTGGGGACACCTCGACGTTTGTGTTGAAGTCCTCCAGAAAGCAGATGTGGTAGTGTGTATTTCAGAAAGCACATTCGAACTCCTTGCTGAAGTTATGGACATTCCCGTAATCGTAGCCGACATCTGGGTACCTAAGTCTATGATGGGAGATGAACGGTACAAGGAGTATCAGAGAGAGTATTCCCCAGCCGCAACTAAAGTGAAGGACTTAAAGAAATTAGGTGACGCTATCCACTACGCTGTGAAGCACCCCGAACACCTCCGAGAAGAACGTAAGGAAATAGGTATTCTTGACGGGGGTATGGATATTGAGAGTCCTGTCGATGAGATAATCAAAGTAATATGCGGCAACTAGAGGGAGTAACACCACCAGAGGTGGCTGACCTCATACAAGATGTCATTAAAGATAAGGTTGTGTGTGATGTCGGGTGTGGGGAGGGGACTTTCATGGAGTCCCTCAACAAATATGCAGCAAAAGTTATTGGGATTGAGGAAGAAGAAAGCTGGGCTAAAACAGCAGCTGAAAAGGGATTTGATGTTTGGAACACAAGCTCTTGGTTTCAACCCCTTCCCCCAGCTGACGTGTATTTTCTGTGGAGTAAGGACGCTCTCGGGGTATACCTTAAAGCAAAGTGGGAGGGCACTAAAGGCACCTTCGTTTTTGGACACACCGTTCGTCCGTCACTTACTAAGTTACTAGGCTCACTAAAGGGGGAACGAAGAGAAATCCCTAACACAATTTGGTGGGTGTTCATTACAAAACTATGAAGCAAATAATTAAAGATCTTTACAAGATGAATCGGTGCCTTCTTGGCGAAGGTTTCGATAACGCGCTAGAGTACCTCAACCACTTGGTACCACTCGATGTGTTGGAGTTCCCTTCTGGGACAAAGTTCGACACGTGGACAGTCCCCGATGAGTGGGTAGTACGAGATGCGTGGGTAAAGTTCAAGGGAAAGAAAATCATTGACTACCAGAAAGAACCACTCTCACTTGCAGTTGGTTCTATCCCGTTTAAGGGAGAGGTATCCTACGCTGAACTCTGTGAGCACCTCCACTACTCAGATGAGAAGGTAGACCACCACCCCTACGAATACCTGCTCTACGACAAGAATTGGGGCTTTACGATGCCTAAGAGTAAGGTGTACAAGAAGAACAAAGATGGGATAGGAAACACTATAGCCCTCAAAGATGGAACGTATGAGGTGTTTATAGATACTGAATATAGACCGGGGACCATGAAGGTGGGAGTCCACACGATACTTGGGAAGACAGATAAGGAAATACTCCTCTTTGCACACCTTGACCACCCATTCCAGGCAAACGATAACCTTTCCGCAGTAGCCGCACTTGTTGACCTTGTAAAGAAGATCAAGCCTCTCAAGTACGAACACACCATAAAGCTAATCTTTTGTCCGGAGACAATAGGCTCTATTGCGTATGCTACCACACAAGACCTCTCGAATGTATCGTATGTGATGGCACTTGATATTGTCGGAAACAAGCACCCAGAGGGTGTACTTGTGCAGAAGTCATTTGACCGAAGTGCGCGGATTAACAACATTGTACACCTTGCTGCACGTGGTTCTCAGGAAGGTTATCGACAGGGTATCTTCCGTAGTTCGATAGGTTCAGATGAGTATGCCTTTAACGATCCTAAGATTGGAATACCTGGTGTTATGCTCACAACCCACCCTTATCCTGAATATCACACCTCAGCTGATACTCCAGACATCATTGATTACGAGACTATAAAAAAGGTACAATATATTGTATTGAAGACAATCGAATACTACGAACTCGACTTCATCCCAGAACGTACCTTCAAGGGACCACTTCACAGAAGTAAATATGGTATACAAACCAAAGGAAAAGAACTCAACCTCAGTTGGGACTATCTCATCTACTCCATGGACGGGAAGAAAACTTTCAGTGAACTCTGCGTCGAGTATGGACTTAACTTTGAGCACACATACGATCATGTCCAAAAACTCATCGAAGATGGAGCAGTCCGTGTACGCCCTATTGCTGGTAAAGGAACATTCGAAAAGGCTACCGGGAAAGAACGTTCTTGAATTTAACGGGAAGCCCATGTTCATCTGGAACCTTGAGAAATGCAAGGAACTCTTTTCCCAAGTATACGTCAGTTCAGATAGTGACTTCATTCTCAAGCTAGCGGAATCTCACGGGGCTATTGCGATTAAGCGTGACGCCTCTCTTTGTGGTGACTGCCCAGATATCCCCGTGTATCAACATGCTATCCAATATATGCCCGGATGTAAGGCTATTGTAGCGGTGCACGCTAATAACCCGACAATAGAGAAAGACCTTATACGCACAGTGAAGCAAATAGTAGAGCTTGGAGTTCCAGAGGTAATGACTTCTAAACCAATAGTAGGACATGCGGATTACCACAAGCAGAGTAGTGACATTTACGGTTCAATCCGCGGAATCTCCAAGGAACGGTTAAAGCACTACCCAGACCCTTACAAGCCACGTCCTGAAGTTATGGTGGTAGACCATAGTATCGAAATAGAAACACAAGAGGACTTTAATGCAGCCCTATGTCAGTAGAAGTATCGGTCATAATCACGAACTACAACAACGAGAAGTATCTCGGACGCGCAATACGTAGTTGTCTCAAACAGTCCTTACCGAAAGAAATGTATGAAATTATAGTGGTTGATGACGCATCTACGGACAACAGTATGGAGGTCATTAACTCCTTCCACGGTCAGATTAAATCAATACCACTCGCTAAGAACGTGGGGGTTGCGGAAGCCTCTAACATTGGCATCAAGACGGGAAAGGGGAAGTTCGTGATACGGGTAGACTCAGATGATTACATTAACGAGAACTGCCTTCTTTTCCTGTACGAGATTCTTAACCAGAACATTGACCTTGGGTTCGTGTACTCAGATCACTTACGAGTTGATGCACATGAGAACGTCTTGGAGCGTGTTGACATTAACACTCTTGACTTACTGTTTAGACATGGTGCTGGTATAATGTTCAGGAAGATTTACCTAGAAGCAATTGGACTCTACAACAAGAGACTACGGAACGCAGAAGACTACGATCTCCTACGCCGTTACCTCAAGGAGTTCTCTGGGTACCACCTCATCCTTCCTCTCTACCGGTACCGTATTCACGAAACCAACATGACCAAGGACGAAAACGAACGACTACATTGGGAATATCAAGCTAGATTGTATGAAGATAGGGAATAAACCAATAGGAGGACAGACCTACATCATTGCTGAATTTGGTGTGAATCACAACGGCTCTCTAGCGAGGGCTAAGACTGGTATCCGTAAAGCAGCTGAAGCAGGGGCGGATGCAATCAAGTTCCAGACGTACACAGCTAACGAGCTGGTGGTAAAGGGGACCCCGAAGTTCTGGGATGCTGAGTCTAAGGTAGATGAAGGATTAGATCAACATGAGGCGTACCAAGCATTGGAGGGCTTCAAGTACGAATGGTATCCAATTCTCATGGACTACTGCAAGGAGTGCGGCATTGAGTTCCTTTCAACCCCCTTCTCTTTTGCCGCAGCTGATGCATTAAACGAGATGGGAATGGCAGCCTTCAAGGTTGCTTCTTCAGATATGTCCACGCTTCCGTACCTCGAACACATTGCGAAATACAACAAACCCATCATTCTATCCACAGGGGCAGCTGACCTAGATGAAGTGAAGCAAGCGGTCCAAGTTATAGAGGATGCAGGGAATGAGGACATCATTATCCTTCACTGTACGCTCTGTTACCCAACTAAAGATGAGGATGCAAACCTTAACATCATTCAGACCTTCAAGAAGGAGTTTCCGTTTAATGTTATCGGACTCTCTGACCACACCATGGGTAGTCTCTCCTCAATCATAGCGTGTGCTATGGGAGCTACCGTGATTGAGAAACACTTTACCGTTGACAAGACCTTAGGCAAGTCCGCTGACCACTGGCTTTCAGTTGATCCAAAAGAACTCAAGGAGATTGTGGATGGTTGTCGGAAGGTGGAGAAACTACGTGGTAGTACCATCAAAGCAGTTCATGCAGCTGAAGCAGAGACAAGGAGACTAGACAAGCGGAGTATCGTCTCTAACGGAACTATTCCCAAGGGTGCAAAAATCACCAGAGATATGCTAACCTTTAAGCGACCTGGAACGGGGATATGGCCTGAGAAGATTAATCGCGTGATAGGCAAACGAGCACGAATTGTAATTGAAGACGATACCATAATCACATGGGAGCAGTTGACCCAGAGATAAGCGGACTACCCGCCCACATAGATCAACGAGGTGCGCTACAAGACCTCCTTGAGATACAGAAAGTGTTTGACCACTTTGAGGTACCACTGTTTTTAACGTTTGGTGCTCTCTTGGGTGTGTACCGAGATAAGAAGTTCATCAAATACGATGACGACCTTGACCTTTGCGTGACTGCAAAAATAGACCATAGGAAACGAAAGGAAATCGGGAGGATGCTTCTTAACATTGGCTTCATGCCACAGCCCATTGGATTCAATGTGTACGGGGTTATAGAACCCTCTGAAGCTGGCTACAACGGAACTGACACCACAGGGATTATCGTGTGCCAAAAGCGTGTGAGGGTGACTATCTTCTTCTTTGCCGAAGAACCATGCGATATGCATGAAAGGGACATGGTGTGTATCCCGAAGTATGGTGGCAAAAGACTCATTTCAACACCTGCACGATTTTTTGATAAACCAGACACGATCAAGTTTAAAGGTCACACGTTCCTAACCCCTTCCCCGATTAAAGAGTACCTTGCGTTTACATACGGGGAGGATTGGAAGACACCAATTAAAGGTAAGCACGCCCTACAATGGGGAGAAATGCATGAACAACAAGGAGTTTTGGAATAAACACTACAAGAAGCATAAACTTACACGGCCTAGTAACTGGGCTAAGATATGCTTGCCGAGGATCAAAGGTTCCGCTGTGGAACTTGGTTGTGGGGGTGGACGTGACCTCTACTTCTTCCGTTTAAATGGTATTGATATGCACGGTGTGGATGGCTCCAATGAAGATCTGTTTATTATCAGACAGGATGTCGAGGACTACATTAAAGAAAACAAATCCCCTACAAACGTTTACACCCGTTTCTTCTGGCACGCTATCCCACGCGAGACACAACTCGCGATCCTCAAGTGGACGAAGAAGCGTATTTTTATAGAAGCACGAACTATCCTTGATAAACCGAAGAACCTTTACGGCAAGCACAAACGCTACCTCGTAAACCCTTCTAAGTTGACGTTAGACCTTGTGGAACATGGTTTCAAGATTATCCAAGCAAGCACGGGGCGTGGTCTTTCTCCATACCGTGATGAAGACCCACATCTTGTCAGAATCATCGCAGAAAAGTAGTGGTATAATTACTGCATGACAGTAAGCGAACTTGACGCAGACGTAGATTTCCTCTGTGGTTCTACCTCTGCAACATACTCACTAACAAACAAGAGGCGAAACATGAATATCGCCTATAACGATGTGGCTAGGATCATTTGGGAAAGTGATGGTGGTTGGCATTACGATGACAGTAACCACACCTCTAACTTTGCTGAAGCAACTACCACCATGGTACACAGCCAGCAAGACTACACACTCCCTACGGACGCCCAGAGGGTTAACCGTATTGAAGTTCTTGACTCAGCGGGTAACTGGATAAAACTCAGCCCACTTGATATGAACGAAGTCACCACAGGACTTGATGAGTTTCTTGGTGGTAACGATGGACAGCCCCTCTACTATGAACTGGTTGGACGTTCTATTCTTCTCTACCCACCACCATCTTCAGGCTACGTAACCCTTACCGATGGACTCAAGCTCTACATGGACCGGGATGTCACTGAACTAGCGGTAACTGCAACAACTACTGAACCAGGATTTAATAAAGCATTCCACAGAATCCTCTCTTACGCAGCATCAATTGATTTCACCCAAGATGAAAGGCAGAGACAGTTTCTTGCAGTACAGAAAGACAGACTCGAACAAGGTCTAACTCGTTTCTACTCTAAACGAGCTGCTGAGATCAAGTCGAAGATCAAGCCGGGGGGCAGGAAGAAGTGGAGGAATTACACTTGATATGTCACGTTGGTCAGTCGCAATAGAAGACTTCCACGGTGGTTTTGCTCCAGCTTGGTATAAAGAAACGTACCCATCTTATGGAAATAAGAATCACGCAGGGGCGATGCAGAACATTGACCTTACGAACCCTGGTGGGTTTACTCAGGGTCCAGGTCTTGCAAACCTCACCAATGGTACACAAGCTGCTGCGGTTACTACTCTCATAAACTCAATCGTTGATGAGGCGGTAGCTTCTGATACTACCTATGGTGTAGGTGGTGCAAAGCTCTACCAGATTAGTTCTACTGCGGTAGCAAATTCTGGTAGTTGGCCACATACCATAGACAAAGCAACAGTAACGGGGGAAACAGGGGAAGACGTAGTTGAGTATCAAGGAGCTCTCTACTACAGTTACAACCACTCTGGAAGCGCAGGAGATATTGGGAAGTACGATCTCTCTTCCACCTTTGATGATGACTGGGGATCTACTGTACCGTCTGGTATGGCAGCCCTCCAAGACGCACCTCATCAAATGGTACACGCCGGAAACGACACACTTTACATTGCAAACGGACTGTATGTAGCTTCATGGGATGGCACCACCTTTATCCCGCAAGCACTCGATCTTCCAACTGGTTCAGTGGTACAGTCTATCCAATGGAACTCAGATCGTCTCTGGATTGCAGCGAACGACCCAGACATTAGTGGCTCAAATAAGAACACGGGGTCTATCTACATCTGGGATGGTACTACCAACTCATGGGAAGCCGAGATACGGGTAAATGGAGCACTTGGTGGTATGCACGTAAAGAACGGTGTGCTCTTCGCTTTCTATAAAGACCTCTCTTCTACGGGTGGCTTTAAGCTCGCATACGTAAGCGGTGGTTCTCTGGTTGATATCGCAAACTTCACTGGTGCACTCCCAACCTACTCTCAAATCAGTGACTACAAAGACTTTATTATCTGGAACTCAAACGGACTCATCTTCGCATTTGGCGCAGGGGACAAAGATCTTCCTGTAAAGATGTTCCAACTTGCAGATGGGGGGTACGCAACTGTTGGTGCGCTTTCTACACCTTTTGGGACACCAATGGTTGCATCTTGGGACGCTTCGACAAACTACAAACTTGCACAGTTCTCTGGGTACGATACTGCATGTTATTGGAAGTCACTTGTGTTCGACGTCACAGGAGAAACCGGACATTCACAGATCAACAACGTTATCATAAACTTCGACTCATTGGGCTCAGGAGCACGTGTGGACTGGAAACTTCTTGACTCACAAGGGAACACGCTCTATTCAGATACTATATCCGCAGTAAAGGCTGCCGTGGGGGGTCCTAAGCACACATACACCAATGCCACTTATAACTTAAATGGTATAATCGCCGAAAATTTCCGTATAGAATTTGACTTCACCAATGGCTCTACCTCCAACCCAGTTGTCATTCGTAACGCAAAGATATATGGAACCTCAGGAGAATAACGTAACCGTTGAAAACATAACGGTTATTGACATAGCACCAGACCAGATCGCGCAACCAACGTGGGATCAGCTTATCGTTCAGGCAAGCGGAGCAGAAAACCGCGGTGCTGGTCTCTCAGTTGTCGGTAAGCCACTTCAGTCAACTAACTTCATTGAAGGTGAATCTGGATGGAGATTGCAGTCAAATGGAACTGCTGAGTTTGGAAGCGTCATTATTCGTGGTATTCCTAACATTCAAACCTTTACTTCAAGTGGGACATGGACCAAACCAACAAGTGGAACTACTGCGTTCATTCAAGTGTGGGGGGCTGGAGGAAGCGGAGGAAGTCACACTTCCGGTTCGAGTGCTGCTGGCGGAGGTGGTGGTGGTGGGTATAGCGAAATATGGCTGACACTAGATTCGTTAGGAGCAACTGAGACTGTTACTGTTGGTCAAGGAGGTGCAGGAGTATCTGGAAATGATTATGGTAATGCGGGGGGATTTTCTTCATTCGGTACCCACCTCAAAGTATATGGTGGA